CTATGACAGTTTTCTCAAATTATACGACTTTGGAAAATGTCAATGATAGTGTAGTATCTCCAGCAGTACAGCGAGCGATTGAATCTGTAACAGGTAATTACGATATTTACGATATCCTCGGTAATAAGCGTACAGAAGTTTATGAAATGATCGACAAAGCTCTCAAAGAAAAATTTGAGTCTTACGATTTGGAGTTTGTATCCTTTACCATCACAGACCAAGACGCAGGAGATGAGATTGAAGCGGCAATCAAAAATGAATCGGTCAAACAAAAGGAAATCGATACAGCTAAACAGGAACAGGAAAAAGCTAAGGTTGAAGCCGATACCAAGAAAGTTCAAGCTCAAGCTGAAGCAGACGCAGGTATCATCAAAGCAGAAGGTGAAGCCAAGGCCAACAAAGCTAAGTCAGATTCAATCACAGATAATCTTATCCGTATGAAAGAAGCAGAAGCCAGAGAGAAGCATGGCTGGGTCACTGTTAACGGTGCAGGTAGTGTGATCACGAATAAAGAATAAAATAAAAAAGCCAGCACAGCTGACTCCTTTGTGATATTCCGATAAAAATATTATATCATAAAGGAGCGATGTTGTGAGGTTATTAAAAAGAGTTGACGTGCAATTTACCAAAAAAAATGTATATGACGTTCTAGAGAGTTATCGCTCGTATGTCCGAATGGCAGGCGCTGAGTATTTGCCTAAGATCACAACGACCTACTCATTTGAACCAAAGACGTTTACTGGTAAGAACACAGCTACTGAGAATATGGTTATCGAACATGTGGATGCAGAAGCAGAAGTTCTGGAGATTGAGAGAGCAGTCAACTGCATTATGGATCCATACGTTCGGCAGGTTATCGCAAAGAAGTACATGGATATGAAAATCCAATTATCGGACAAGGCTATCTATATGGACTTAGGCTATTCTGAAAGTGAGTTCTATCGCATGCTTAGCAGAGGTGCTTTGGAATTTGCGGAAGCCTATCGAAAAGGTAAGCTGATTGTCTTTCGTAAATTTTTGGGAGATATTTGCAAGTAAATTGCAAGGAAATGGCTTATTTTACATGGTAAAATAGTATTGTCAAGTGATAGGTCAATTGACGTCTCCTTTATACTTTATTATATTTTTCCGAGGCTTCGGTCTCGTTTTGGCGGTGACAGGTAAGTGGTTTCTCTCCTATGTTTCCTTCGGTTCGATTCCGGGCATCGCCGTTAAAGACTACAAAAAAATAAATCAGAAAATTTATTTCTAATTAACACGCAAGGTAGTAGTCGTCTTGCAAAAAGGTCGCACATCGTGTGGCTTTTTTTGATTTACAAAATAAACAAATCAGGGAGGAGGGCATGGAAAAAAGCGAGCTAGCACGCAAAGACTATGAGGCGGGCATGAAGTACAAAGACATTGCTACTAAGCATGATGTCTCAATCAACACAGTCAAATCATGGCAACGTAGGCATAATTGGACTCGTACAAAAAAGGGTGCACCCAAAAATCCAAGAGGTGCACCAAAAGGGAATAAGAACGCAGTTGGTCATGGGGCGCCTAAAGGCTCGCAAAACGCCCTTAAACACGGTCTGTTTGCTAAGAATCTACCTCAAGAAGTATATGAGATAGCGCAAGAGCTTTCAGGAAAACAGCCTATCGACATTCTTTGGGAAAACATCACGTTGACCTATGCTAATCTTTTGCATGCCCAGCGCATTCTGTACGTTCAGGACGTTGAGGATACTACTACTGTGCTTATTGCAAGCACGGCAAAAGGCGGAGCAAGCTATGAAGTTCACACTGCTTGGGATAAACAAGGTAAGGCCTTAGCTGCCATTGCAAGAATACAGTCAGAACTTAGAAATATGATTAAAACATATGATGAAATGACTCGCTCAAGCCTTGCTACAGAGGAACAGAGATTGAGAATTGAGATTCTGAAATCTAAACTACCTGACAATGAGTCTGAGAACGTTCATGACGATGGCTTTATTAAATCTCTAGAAGGGGTGGTTGAAGAAACTTGGCAAGATTAAGAATGCAAACCAATACATTCAAATTTCAACCTTTTAGCAAAAAGCAGAAGAAAGTGTTGACTTGGTGGCTTTGGAACTCTCCGGTTCATGAATCAGAAGGCATTATTGCTGATGGCGCTATCCGTTCTGGCAAGACTGTCTCTATGAGCCTAGCTTTTGTTATCTGGGCGATGACATCATTCAACCATCAGAACTTTGCCATGTGTGGGAAGACAATCGGCTCTTTCAACCGTAACGTCCTGAAACTATTATTGGTTATGATACAGTCAAGAGGTTTTAGCTACGTCTATCATCGGACGGATAACTTGATAGAAATCACAAAAGGAGACGTGTCGAATGATTTTTATATCTTTGGCGGTAAGGACGAAAGTTCACAGGATCTTATTCAAGGTTTAACGCTGGCAGGTATCTTTTTCGATGAAGTAGCGCTTATGCCAGAGTCGTTTGTTAACCAGGGCACAGGGCGGTGCTCTGTGACAGGTTCCAAGTGGTGGTTCAACTGCAACCCAGACGGGCCTTATCATTGGTTTAAAGTCAACTGGATAGACAAAGCAGAAACAAAAAATATGCTTTATCTGCATTTTGATATGGACGACAACCTTTCTCTTTCAGAGAACATCAAGAAGCGTTATAGAAGTCAATATCAAGGTGTTTTCTATCAGCGATATATCCAAGGTCTTTGGACGGTTGCAGAAGGTATTGTCTACGATATGTTCAGTAAGGATAAGCATGTTGTATCAACTTTGCCAGAAATGAGTAAGCTGGGCAAATATGTTTCAGTCGACTACGGTACGCAGAATGCGACCGTTTTTCTTTTATGGGAAAAAGACATCAATGGCAAGTATTACTTGACAAGAGAATATTATTACTCAGGTCGTGACGAGAACGTACAGAAAACCAATGCCGAGTATGCTGATGATTTAACTGCTTGGTTAGGAGATACGAACATCGAACGAATCATTATTGACCCGTCTGCTTCTTCATTCATTGCTGAATTGAAGAAGCGAGGATATAGAATCAAAAAAGCTAGAAATAACGTCCTTGAAGGTATTCGTTTTGTCGGTTCCATGCTTGGTCAAGAGAAAATCGCAGTGCATGAGAACTGTGTGAATACGTTGAAAGAGTTCCACGCTTATGTCTGGGACGAGAAAGCCTCTGCGAATGGCGAGGACAAGCCTATCAAACAGTTCGACCACGCAATGGACGCCCTACGTTATTTCTGCTATACAGTATTATTCAAGTCAGGAGGTATGACTGTTTGGAAATAGAAGTAATTAAAAATATAATCTCGTCGCAGATGGTCAAACATGGAAAGTTTGTCTCACAAGCAGCTGAAGCCGAGAAATACTATCGTAACGAGAATGATATTAAACGAAAGCGTAAGCCTGCCGATAAAAAAGGAGCTGAGAACGAAGCGAAAGCAGAAGATAATGCCTTTCGTAATGCTGACAATCGTATTAGTCACAACTGGCACCAGTTATTGCTTGACCAGAAAAAGGCTTATGCGTTGACCTATCCGCCTACATTTGATGTGGACGATAAAAGCGTTAATGATAAGATTGTAGACGTCTTAGGAGACGATTATGAACGTATCAGCAAGCAACTTTGCGTTAATGCAGGAAATGCTGGTATCGCTTGGCTTCACGTTTGGAAAGATGCTAGTGATAACTCGTTTAGATATGCTTGCGTGGACTCAAAAGAAGTGATACCTATCTACTCAAAGTCTTTGGATAAGAAGTTGATTGGGGTACTGCGAGTTTACTCTAGCATTGATGAAACAGATGGTAAAAATTACACTGTTTACGAATATTGGAACGACAAAGAGTGCTCTTTCTATCGGCACGAAGAAAATAAGCCACTGGAAGGATTAGAAACATTCCAAGCAATCTCTTTGATTGATACCATGAATGGAGACCGCTCAAGCGGCAATAGTTTCAAACATGATTTTGGCCTTGTTCCTTTTATTCCGTTCAAGAATAACGAAATTGAGACCAATGACTTGAAGCCAATCAAAGACCTAGTTGACGTTTACGACAAGGTTTTTAGTGGGTTTGTCAATGATACAGACGATGTTCAAGAGGTTATCTTTGTTCTTACAAACTACGGTGGGCAGGACAAGCAAGAGTTTCTAGAAGATTTGAAACGCTACAAGATGATTAAGATGGACAACGACGGCATGGGAGACCAATCAGGAGTTACAACCATTGCGATTGACATTCCAACCGAAGCAAGAAATCTGATTTTAGAGCGGACTAAGAAACAAATCTTTATTAGTGGCCAAGGGGTTAACCCTGAAACAGATAAACTGGGGAACAGTTCTGGAGTTGCTTTGAAGTTTCTATACTCGCTCTTAGAGTTAAAGACCGGCAACATGGAAACTCAGTTCAGAAGTGGATATGCCACACTTGTTAAGATGATCTTGAAACATCTAGGATTGTCCGACAAATTCAAAATCAAGCAAACATGGACACGGAACTCAATCAATAACGACACAGAAATGGCTCAAGTAGTTTCTACTCTCGCAACTATCACATCAAGAGAGAACGTAGCTAAATCGAATCCAATTGTAGAAGATTGGCAGGATGAACTGCGCTTGCAGAAAGCTGAACAAGAGGAACGCCCTGAAAAAGCCTACGATATGGAAGAGTTAGAGCATGAGTCGGAAGCTGAATAAAGAAGAGAAAATTGCCTTTATCGAATCACTTGACGACCTCAGCCGAGAAGAGAAAGACAGATTGCTATATGAGCTGGCTCAGATTGACGACCTCAGCGAGATAATAGACTACATCGATAATTTATACCGCAGAACACTAAAACGCATTACAGGGCGTTTAGAGGCGTTTGAGAGGGTATCTAAAAATCGTAGTGACTCATTACCATTTTATCTGTTATCCCTGACTAAGACTGACCAATTAAAAACCAAGCAAGAGATTGCAGGTTTTGTTAAGAAACACCCTGATTTAACAGAGTGGTCAAGGTCAATAAAGGTCAAAACAAATGCAGACGCCTTGTTTGCTGGTGTTGAGATGGATATCGCTGAAATGACTGGTAAAATCAACAAGCGAATAGAAACACATCTCAAACAAACCTACCAAGAAACTTACTTAAATCGTGCTTACAACTACCATAAACAGACCAAAAGAGAACCGAATTTCAAGCCTGAGCGCCTAGAAGAAGAGTATCTTCAAAAGGCGATCAACGAAAACTTCAAAGGTAAGCGATTCTCTGAGCGTGTTTGGGGCAGCAATATGGATGAACTAGTTAGTAGAGTAGAATCGCTTGTAACCAACGATTTAAACCGAGGCTATCCGATAGACCAGTCCAGTAAACTTCTAGCAATTGAGTTTGACCGTGCTCGTAATCGTGCGGTGACTGTTTTGCAGACGGAAACGAACGGAATTCAGGCTCAGGCGACGTTAGATGAATACCAAGACGACAATATCAAGAAGTACAGGTATCTAGCGACCTTAGAGGTTCACACATGCCCTATTTGTGGCGAGTTGGACGGCAAGGTATTTCCTGTTAAGGATGCAGAAAAGGGCGTGAATTATCCTACTATGCACCCTCACTGTCGATGTACGACGGTTCCTGCCTTAGAAAAAGGTGGGAAACGCTATGCAAGAGATATTGAGACAGGAAAAGGCTATGAGGTTGAAAGCGGTCAGACCTTCAAGGACTGGCGAAAGCAGCAACTTGATAAGTATGGCCAGACTGCCATCAAAGACAAGCTACAAGCTGAACGATTGGAAAAGGACAGAGTCCGCAGAACCAAGGAGCAGTTCATAGCTTATAGACAGGTTTTAGGTTCTCAAAATATGCCCAAAACATTTGCAGGCTTCTATGATTTGAAGTATAATGATGTTAATAAGTTTGGTATGATTCAATTGGATTTTAAGCGTCAGAGTAGATTACAAAAAAATCCGCAACTAACACTACCTAATGTAGATAATATAATCATAAGTGAGAAGAAATTTACTCATTATCTTTTCAATCCTGATAGACCAAAAGGTTTTGCTAAAGGCAAGAATATTACACATCTTTTAGGATATGACTTGAACAATTATCGGGAGATGATTGAAGAGATATCAAATAGAGCGCCTAAATATCCAACGAAAGCAAAAACGAAAGATGAACACGGACATAGATATGAGCAAAAAATGGTAATGTATGGTATAAAGAACAATCCTGTAAATGTTATTGTTGCATGGAATGTTACTGAAGAAGGTACTCGCCTTACGTCTGCTTATATCAAGGAGGTTTCTGATGAAGATAGAAGAATTTGATACAGTGATTTTAAAAAATGGGCAATCTGCAGCAATTGTCGAAAAGCTAAGCGAAGATACTTTTATTGCTGATATAGGTGATTCACCCAAGGACTGGGATACCATAACAATTACAATCAACGAAATAGAAAAAGTAGCACCTAGAGAAATCTAAGTGCTTTTTTCGTGCCCAGAAAGGATTAAAAATGGATATAGCAAGAATTGGGATAACTAACGTAGAATTTTCAGGACCAAGTGAAAATGACTCAGTAGACTCAGTAACAGTGAAATTAGAGTTAGATATTTATGGGACGGATACGTTTAGCGCGATTGAGTTACTACCTAAAATATTAACCGATATTCATTCATTATCGTATGAAGTTACTTGATTGTGACATTAAAAGGAGTAAAGGCATGTTTATTTGGGATTTGGTATCAATCACTTTCGGGTGTTTGGTATTTTTGTTGTTAATCTTAATTATTCTGGCCGTGATCAGCGGAATAATTAAGGGTGTAAAGAAAGGATTGAAGAAATGAATCGTGATAATAAACCTAACATGGATAAGGTAAAAATAGGTGGTATCGTCTATGAAATCGAAAAAATAACTGATTTACAGGGAAAAACAGGAGAATGGGGGCATATTGAGTACAAGACATGCAGGATTGTTCTAGACGACTCAACTAGTCAACAAATCGAAGATCAGACACTTATTCACGAAATTACGCATGGTATTTTAGTTGAAGCTGGCTATATAAATCATGAAGAAGAGCAGGCAGACCGAATTGGGAAAATTCTTTATCAGGTTTTGGTTGATAATGACTTTTCATGGCTAAAAAACAGAAAGTAGGCGATCCAACATCTTGACTGGCAGGAATAGACTGCTATTTATATCACAATTCTAACCGCATCGAAATCGAGGCGGTTTTTTTTTTCTCTTACCCTATGGAATCCCGCACCGGTTTTTTTTTTTCCTCGGCATGGCGTTAAAAGGTTCAAACATTGGACAAGTCCGTAGTCCTAACAAAAGCGGAGCGACTGGTGATGGAGAACACCTAAAAAGCCTAGCGTAGAGGAAAGGATTTTCAAAATGAAAAAAGAACAACTGGCAAACATCGGCTTAACTGAAGACCAAATTTCTCAAGTCTTCGCTTTGTATGGTGCTTCTGTCCAAAAACTTAAGGATGATGTAGCAAGTAAAGAAAGCGAATTGGAGAGCGTGCGTGGACAGCTGACACAACGTGATAAAGACTTGAATGATTTGAAGAAAAAGGGCGCAGATGTTGAAGATATTCAGCAAAAGCTAGAGGACTTACAAGCTAAGTACAAACAAGATACAGAAGCGCTTGAGATGAAACTAGCAGATGAGAATAAATCTCGCTTAATCGATGCTGAATTAACAAAAGCTGGCGTTCGAGACGCAGAAATTTTTGAGAAAATCTTAAACAAAGACGAAATCTCTGTAAAAGATGGCAAATTGATTGGCTTAACTGAGCAAATCGAGGCTCAGCGTGCTAAGAGTCCATATCTCTTTAACGGGGAGAAACAAGCCCAATATACGCCAAACCAAGGCGATGGGCAAGGTGCTAATTTAGGGAGTTGGGAAACTGCTATGAGCAATCTTGACTTTAACCTAACTCAATTTTTAGAACAACAAGGAGAAAATAACTAATGGCTAATGAAATTACAAAAATTCTAGACACGATTACACCTCAACAGTACAATGCCTATATGCAACAGTACACGGCTGCTAAATCTGCTTTCGTTCAAAGTGGTATCGCAGTATCAGACGAACGTGTCTCTAAAAACATTACATCTGGTGGTCTTTTGGTCAACATGCCTTTCTGGAATGACCTTACTGGCGATTCTGAAGTTCTTGGAAATGGCGACAAAGCCCTAGAAACTGGAAAAATTACTGCTGGAGCAGACATCGCCTGCGTTCTTTATCGTGGACGTGGTTGGGCTGCCAACGAATTGACTGGTATCGTAGCTGGTTCTGACCCAGTCCGTGCTATCTTGAACCGTATCGGTGCTTACTGGTTGCGTGAAGACCAAAAAGCCTTGATTGCTACCTTGAATGGTATCTTTGCTACTGGAACAGGTGGAGAGAAAGGTGCGCTTGAAGAAACTCACGTATCAGACCAATCAAAAGCGTCTACTGGTATCGATGCAGCTATGGTGCTTGACGCTAAACAATTGCTTGGAGATTCTGCTGATCAAGTTACTGCTATTGCTATGCACTCAGCGGTTTACACTAAACTACAAAAAGATAACTTGATTCAATACATCCAGCCAACAACTGCGACTATCAACATTCCAACCTACCTTGGTTACCGTGTCATTATCGATGATGGTATTGCACCAACAGGAGATGTTTATACATCATACCTTTTCCGCACAGGTTCAATCGGTCTCAATACAGGAAATCCATCAGGATTGACTACATTTGAAACTTCTCGTGAAGCAGCTAAAGGCAACGACATGATTTACACTCGTCGCGCCCTTGTTATGCACCCTTACGGCGTGAAATGGACTGGCGCAGAAGTGGATGCTGGAAACATCACTCCATCAAATGCTGACTTGGCTAAATTCAAGAACTGGCAACGTGTTTACGAGCCTAAGAATATCGGTATTATCGCTTTGAAACACAAAATTGGCAAATAGATTGGGTAACAGAATATGATTCAAGAATTGAAACAAGACAACACAATGTACTTGATCTCATGCGTTCGGAAAATGCGTCAGGATAATTATTTCAAAGACATGGAAGTTCTCCATTACGCTTTAACCCAAGCAGAAAACGAGATTTTGAATTATATTCACCAAGACAGTGTGCCTGGACATTTAGAGAACGTATGGATAGACATGACCAACGACTTACTGGACAAGGTCAAGGAGCAAAGTGTTCTTGCTGAAAAAGCTGACGCAGAAGACTTTTCGGTTAAAAGTATCAAAATGGGTGATACGACAATCGAAAAGGTTAGTCCTTATGAAATGATTCAACGAATGAAACAAGTGCCGTCATCACTTGAGCGCTACAAGCGTCAGTTGAATCGTTTTAGGAAGCTACTATGACCGAATATGCTAAGACAGTCTTTGATTTCTTGTATGACTGTAAAATGACGGTTAAAGGTTATACAGAGCAAGAGATAGACGGTTTGACCAGTATGTCAGAAAGCGTGCTATTAGAGGACATTCCTTGCAGGATTTCGCAAATGAGCAATAGTTCAACGAACGGGAGCGACTATCAAGCTAACGGCTATGATATGAAACTCTTTTGCTCAGTTGTCTATGATATCCCTGCAGGTTGCAAGATTGAGGTGACTGATAGAAATGGGCACGTTAAAGTGTTTACACATTCTAATGTGCCTATTGGTCAGTATTGGTCACACCAAGAAATTGCTATAAAGCTAGAGGGCAAGTCATGAGTGGCAGTTTTGATTATCGTAGTTTCGCTAAGTTTGCTAACAACTTCAACAGGAATGCGAATCATGCGAAAGTAGACCGATTTATGAGACAGACCTTGAATTACGAAGGTACAGAACTAAAGTCCAAAGTAAAAGAGAGAACGCCTGTTGGTGTTTATACGGATCATTGGGTGGAGTTCACAACCAAAGATGGTAAACATGTCAAATTTTGGGCAAGTGCTCATGGTAAACAAGGCGGAACCTTGCAAAAAGGATGGTCTAAAAGCCGTATTGAAGTATCTGGGCGGACTTATAAGCAGAAAGTTTATAACAAGGTCTACTATGCCCCACACGTTGAGTACGGGCATAAGACGGTTAATGGTGGATTTGTTCCAGGGCAATTTTTCCTTCATAAAACGGTTGAAGATACTAAAAGCGATATGGAGAAGCGTGTTCGTGATAAGTATGATGGCTTTATGAGAAAGGTAGTGTTAGGAAATGGCAAATAAAGGCTTTCGGTTAGTCGAGGAGTTGGTTAGTCATATCAAGGGGTTATATCCTGACATCAGGATTTATCTAGATGAAGTAGAGCAAGGTTTTAAAGAGCCTTGTTTTTTTATCCATGTGGTTGATACTAAGTACACTCCAGAGGCCAATAAGTATGTGAAAGTACGTTCTAAAGTGGATTTGTCTTATTTTCCTCCTAAGAAAAAGCGTAGCGAGTGTTTAGCAATGCAGGAAGAATTGAGTTATAAACTCTTACACTTGCCGACGATTCATTTATTTGACCGTCAGTACGAAGTGGTTGACAACGTTCTGCATTGTATTTTTAATGCAAGCACACGCTTGAAGTTAGAAGAGGAAGATATCAAACAACGTGAATTGAAAGTGAAAGAAGAGGTAAAAGATGGATAATGTAGACGGAATTGTGTTCCCTACTGCGGACATTTTGGAAAGTAGCGCTTTTACCAACGGAGAAAAAGACATTTTGGGGGCTATTTTAGACCCAGAAGAGTCTTATGGCTTGGAAGAAGCAAGAGCAAAACTAGAATACGAACTAGGAAGGAAGATTAAGTAATGGCAGGTGGAAATTGGAAACGCCAAAATAAAGTAAGACCAGGTGCTTACATCAACGTCAAATCAAAAGACATTGCAATGACTCGCCTTGGGGGCGATGGTGTCGTAACAGTACCGCTAGCACTCAGCTTCGGTGAATCAAAGAAATTGATGAAGATCCGACGTGGTGAAGACCTATTTAAAAAGCTAGGTTATGAGCAAGAAAGCCCTCAGCTTTTGTTGCTGAATGAAGCATTCAAACGTGTGAGTGAAGTCTTGCTTTATCGTCTAAATACAGGAGAAAAGGCAAACGTAAGCCTTTCAGACAACGTAACGGCTCAAGCCAAATATAGCGGTGTCCGTGGGAATGACATCACAGTAACAGTCAAAACAAACGTAGACGACCCAAGTTCATTTGATGTTGTCACGTTCCTTGATACTGTTGTTATGGACTCACAAACTGTAAAAGTCTTGGCTGACTTGAAAAACAATGATCTAGTTGAATTTTCAGGAACTGGCGAACTGCAAGCGGTGGCTGGTGCTAAACTTACTGGTGGTACTGACGGAACAGTGTCAACTCAAGACTACTCAGAATACTTCAAGGCGCTTGAAACAGTTGAATTTAACTATATGGCCTTGCCAGTAGAAGACGCTTCTATCAAGAAAGCAGCTATCAACTTCATCAAACGTATGCGTGAAGACGAAGGACTTGGCGCTCAATTGGTTGTTGCAGACTCTGACGCTGACAGTGAAGCGGTTATTAACGTTAAAAACGGCGTTATCTTGTCTGACAAGACAGTTATTGACAAGACTAAAGCGACTGTATGGGTTGCAGCAGCAAGCGCAAATGCTGGCGTTGAGAAATCATTGACTTATGAGAAGTACGAAGATTCTGTTGATGTTGTGGGTCGTTTGAGCCATACAGAGACGATTGCTGCTCTTCAAAAAGGACACTTTGTGTTCACGAACAAACGTGATAGAGCAGTTGTTGAAAAAGATATCAACTCACTTGTAACTATCACATCAGAAATTAATCAGGATTTCCAAAAAAACCGTATGCTTCGAACCTTGGACGATATTAGAAATGATACAAAACATGTATTTTCTGAATATTTCCTTGGAAAAGTTGACAACAACGAAGATGGACGTCAAGCGTTCAAGGCGAATCGTATTCGTTACTTCAAAGATCTTGAGGCTCGTGGTGCTATTGAAGACTTCAAAGTTGAAGACATCGAAGTGCTTCGTGGTGAGTTGAAAGAGTCTGTAGTAGTTAACGTTAAAGTTAAACCAGTGGACAGCATGGAAAAACTGTATATGACAGTTGTAGCAGATTAGGAAAGGAGAAAGCATGGTTTATTTGAAAGGTCGTGACGTAATCAGCGGTCAGGAAGGTACCGCTTTTATTCACGTCGATGGCAAAAATGAATTCATGTTCTATGTAAAGGAACTTGAAGCGACAGTTAAGAAAAACAAAGAAGAAGTTCGTACTTTGAACTATCGTGGCACGCAAGTGAAAGCGACTGGTTTCAAGGGCGAGGGCAAGATGACAATCTACGGTGTCACTTCAACATTCAAGGAAATGATGTTGGACTACATGAAGAATGGTCGTGATACATTCTTTGATATTCAAGTAACAAATAACGACTCTACTAGTTCAATCGGTCGTCAAACAACTATCTTGCGTGAATGTAACCTTGATGAAGTTGTAATGGGACAATTGAAAGTTGAAGATGATTTCTTGGAAGAAGAAGTCAACTTTACTTTCGAAGATGTGGATATTTTAGAAAAATTCGGTGCGCCTAAATTAGGTTAGAAAGAGGATAGATAAATGGCAATTTCAGACTTTTTACTAGAAAACGTTCAACGAGATGAAACTAAAGAAGTGACAATGGAACGTTTCAAATCTCCTTTTGTCATTCGTAGTATTGACGAAAGTTTAAACGATACATTGAAGAAACGTGCAACAATCAAGAAGAAAAATCGTCAAGGTGTGACTATTCCTGAGTTTAACAATGAAAGATACATTGACTCATTGATGGTAGCCTGCGTTGTTACCCCAGACTTAAAAGATGCTCAACTACAAGAGTCTTATCGTACTGTTGGGGATGAAGCAGCAACCTTGAAAGCTATGTTGAAGATTGGAGAATATGCTACCTTAATGCAAGAAATCCAGTCGCTTAACGGATTTGATGAAGATATCAATGATCTTGTTGAAGAAGCAAAAAACGACTAGAGGACGGGGACGCAGAGTTGAGTTATGCTTACTACTGTTTGCATCAATTCAACTGGACTCCGTCCTTTTTGGATAGCTTATCTAAACGTGAGAAAGCCTTGATTTTTGCCTTTATCGATATCCGAGTAGAGGCAGAACAAAAGGAACAGAAAGAAATGGAACGAAAAAGCAGAGGAAGGAGGAGACGGTAGAAAATGACTACATTAATGCAAACACTGGCGCTTAGAGATAATTTCTCAAGCCCTTTAAATCGAATTAATAGCACAATCAACAGGACTATTGCTAAGTTCGGCGAGTTGGATAGACGTGTCAAGAATATGACGCAGACTGCAACGATTAAAGTCAAAGCAGATATGCCTAAGAATTTTACTGCGCCTAAAGCTACTAGCCCTGTAGCGCCTAAAATGGCGCCACCTATCGCTCCCAAACTTCCTTCGACTGGGCCTCTTGTTGGTGGCTTAGGCGCTGCTACATCCATGCTTGGTCGAATGACTTCTATTTCTCGTGCTTTGAATTTCATGGTTGCTATTCAAGCTTTGAGGCAAATGGCCAATTTAATGAGTGGTCTGATTAAGTCAGGCGATGATTATATTCAGACTATGGCAAGGCTTAAGACGATAGAAGATGGATCTAAGACAGGCCAAGAACTTCAAGATAGCATCATGGCAGCAGCACAGCGCTCAAGGACTGGCTTCGGTATCATGGCAGACTCAGTGGCTAAACTACGCTCACAAGCTGGAGAAGCCTTTAAAAGCAATGATGAAGCTATTGCATTCGCTGAACAGTTGAACAAACTGTATAAAATCGGTGGTGCAAGCTTAGAGCAACAAAAAGCAGGGACGCTTCAAATCACACAGGCGCTTGCTTCAGGGGTTCTTCGTGGTGATGAGTTTAACTCTATGATGGAGAACGCTCCTCTTGTTGCCCAAAAACTAGCTAGACACCTTGGTGTCAGCGTTGGTCAACTGAGGGGAATGGCTAAAGATGGTCAGTTAACTGGAGATATCCTTAAGGACGCTTTGCTTGGTTCAGCAGTTGAAACAAACGCTGAATTTGCGAAAATGCCGATGACCTTTGCTGATATGATGACTCAGGTTGGTAACGTTGCCTCATACGCATTTCAGCCTTTAATTCAAGCGTGGCAAGAGTTCATAAACAGTACCGCTGGACAAAACTTCATGGCAGGTTTAGAGACCGCTATGTTTGCGATTGGCCAGATCGCTTTATGGCTCTTTAATCTCTTTGTTGCAGGTTGGAACTGGGTGACTGAGAACATTAACTTTGTAATTACTGCTTTGATGATGGTCGCAACTGTAGCTACCATAGTAGGTATTGCTATATTTATAGCAGGTATGATTGCACAGGCTCCATGGGCGTTAGTCTATTTAGTTATGATTGGCATTATTGCCGTCGCTCTCTTAATTGCTACAGCTCTAAACGCTATGGGAATTTCATTCTTAGACGTTGCAGCTGCTATCGTTGCAGCCTTTGTCTTTGTCGGAACGGTAGTTTATGACATCATTATGTTCGTCATCAATCTCGTCATGTATATGATTGCACCGATTGTAAACCTCTTCATAGCCATTTACAACATTGGTTTAGCAGTTGCGGAATTTTTGAGAAATGTCTTTAAACACCCGATATATTCCATCAGAAAGTTATTTTATAATCTTGTTCGAACTGTATTAGATTATTTTGCTTCGTTTGTTGATGGGGTAGTCAATGTAGCGCAATCTATCGGTAATGCTTTTATAGCCGGTGCCAATATGGCTATCAAAGCTATCAACTGGATCATTGACGCTTTAAATAAAATACCAGGAGTGAATCTAGGAAAAGTTGGCGAAATGGGTTACATGTCCAATGACGGTAGTTTTGCCAATGGTATCCGTGCTATGGGAGAGATGTTTAATCCAGGAGAGGCTCCTGATGATTATGAATCTTTTGACGGCATGCGTGCTAACATGATAACTCCAGGCAGTTTGTGGGATGGGATGACAAATCCTTTCTCAACTGCTGGCAATGCTTTTAGTGGTACTAAGGCTTTTGGTCAAGGCGTTGGTGATGCTATGCAAGGCTTCGCTGATAAGATGAAAGGTCAAGACGAACTTGCTTCTAAATTTGACCAAATGAACCAAACACCAGCAGGAGCAGGTGCTCCGGAAGGTGGCGGTGGCAAAGGCCTTGGAGACAAGCTAGGCAAAGGCAAGAACATTGGTAACGTCGGTAAGATTGAAGATGAAGTCAAGCTGAAAGATGAAGATATTAAGATGATGCGTGATGTTGCAGAACGTAAGTACATCATTGATTACCAAGTTCTAACACCTCAAGTTAGGGTCAATTACGAGTCTAAAAATAGCGCTACTGAACAGGATATCGACGATTTGGTTGACAGAATCGAAGAAAAGATTGTCGGTTTGGTCGATAGCGACCTAGGAATTGCGTAGGAGGTAGAAAGAAATGGCGATTGGTATTTTCGTAGAGTACAAAGGTCAAGTCACACAACTTCCTGTCAATCCAGAGGAACTAAAAACAAAGAATAGCGCTAATAACGAGTCAACAACGAGTATTGCGCTGGGAGAAATAACCCAGATGAGTTTTCCTAAACTCTCTGAGGTTACTTTCACTTCATTCTTTCCTAGAGACACTTTTCGCTCTTATGTCCTGAATAAATCAGGAACACCTGAAACTTATGTTCGACTCCTAAAGAAAATCATGGACGGGAAAGAACCTTGTCGTTTGATTATCTCTGGCGTGGGTATCAATATGCTTGCGACAGTTGAGAGTTTCGAGCAACAAAGAAAAGCTGGTATTCATGAGGATGTTTACTACGACATCACTTTCAAAGAGTACAAGATGGCCAAGGCTCGGTTTGTAAAAATCGAAAAGAAGGTATCAGAAGAGAAGAAAGCTAGTCAGCCTCAGAAAGAACAGGCTCCCTCAACTAAGAAAGAAGTGACTATCGGTGCAAAGGTGCTTGTTAATGGGCAACTTCATAGAGATAGCTACGGAGAAGGGCCTGGTCAAACTGAGTCAAACGCAACTAGACTTGTCAATTATATCAATATGAAAGGGTCGCATCCTTATCACGTTACTATGCTTGATGGCGGTTGGCGTGGTTGGGTTACTGCTGATTCGGTGCAAGTCCTATGATGGAATTTCTGATTCAAGATGTGAATGACGGTAAAGTCTTTGATATCACTGAGTTGGTCGGAGGTGTCAAATGGGAAACCAGTATTGATTTTCAGCCGGGAAAACTTGAGTTTGATATGATCATAGACTCGCAGGTTGCTTGTAACTTTGGGGATGTTATCCGCTTCAAAGTAGATGATAAGGGCATTTTTTACGGAAAAGTTTTCAAGAAAAAGCGGAAATCAGCTAAGAAATGGTCGGTTACTGCTTATGACAGAATGAGATATCTGAAAAACACTGACACAATCGTGTTTGAAGCCTCTAAAAGTCATGAAATCTTCAGTAAGATTTGCGAAATATCAGAACTTGAGTACAAAGTTGTTGACGAGGGAAACTGGACGTGTCCTGAGAAAATCGAAGATAAGAAAACTTATTTCGCGATGATCCAGAACGCCTTGGACTTAACGTTGATTCATGGTGGTATGTGGTACATCATCAGAGATAACTTCGGTACTGTCGAGCATATAGCGTTAAATTCGCTGATTACTGACTTAGTGATTGGTGATGATAGCGTAGCTACAGACTTTGACTATGAAGGCTCTATCGATGACAGTTACAACTATGTGAAGCTGACTAAAGACAACAAGCAGAGTAAGAAGCGTGAAGTTTACGTTGTGAAAGACTCTAAAAATGTGGCTCTTTGGGGCAAGTTGCAGTACCACGAAAAAGTGGATGAAAAGATGAATGAGAGTCAGATTCAACAAAAGGCTGAACTCTTATTGAAAGCTAAGAATCATCCTAAAAAGACTTTTAAAGTTCCTTGCTTAGGACATCTTGGAATTAGTGCAGGGAACAGTGTTGTACTGGATTTTGCTGATTTAGAGTCTGAAGGGATTAAGAAGAACAGTCTTGGCATCATCTCTAAATGTACCCACAAGTGGGACAAGGTGCATACAATGGATTTAGAATTGAGGACGCTGGAATAATGGCAGGAGAGTTATTAGCACGCCTTTTGGCGCAAGGAGTAGATGATGGGACAGACAGGACAGATATTGTTTTTGGCTCTGTCACATCTGTTTCTCCTTTAACAATCAAGGTTAATAATAAACTTGAAATCCCTGAGTCCTTTTTAGTTCTAAGTCCGATGGTTAAAGAACTACGCACTGGAGATACTGAAGGAGACAACAAGAGGTGGATTGTTTTTCGTGATCTTGAAGCAGGAGACAAAGTCTTAATGATTAAAGCCCAGAACGGGCAATTATACTACGTTTTACAAAGGATGGAGTGAAGATGGTAGATATACGAAACATTGAAGAAGTTGTTTTGCCATCCTACACTTATCAAGTGAAAAATGGCAGAATACACGGATATATAGATGGATTAGAGGCCATGAGGCAAGCAGTTGAAAAGATTCTGCTTACAGAACGGTTTGAGTGGGTTATTTACTCTTCGAACTACGGAGTAGAATTAGAGCGCTTGATTGGAAAACCTTATGATTTTGTAAAAGCCGACCTTGAGAGGACAATTTCTCAAGCCTTGTTAGTTGATACAAGAATTAAAAGTGTCCAAAATTTCTTCATCGAGCAGCAAACCAAGGACAGCTTGCTTTGTGTCTTTGAAGTCCATACTATATCCGGTTTATTTAAAGTTGAAAAGGAGGTGACGCTGATTAATGATAGGTGATTTCTTAGAAAAATATACATTTGATTATCTGATGAATGACGCTCTTTCTCGTGTCAATGAAAATATTGATACACGGGAAGGTTCTATCATCTATGACGCATTAGCGCCTGCTTGTTATGAGTTAGCTGGTTTTTATTTGCAGTTAAAAAATCTACTGCTAGATACATTTCCACAGACTGCTATTGGCCAATACCTAGACTACAAGGTTGAAGAGTTCGGTCTACATCGTTATCCGTCAAAAAAAGCGGTACGCTTTGCGGAGTTTAAAAACGAGAGAAAAGAAGGTATACAAATCGCTTTAGGCTCTCGTTTTGCGACTCTTGATGAAGCTGCAATCATCTACAAGGTTGTTCGTGCCACAGATGTAGTAGGCAAGTATGAAGTAGAGTGTGAGACAAGCGGCGTTGTCGGTAACCGCTATTACGGCAATATCTTGCCCTTGGAGAACTACAGAAACCTCGCTACAGCAGTCTTAGGAGAAATTGTTACATCCGGTCAAGATGAAGAAACTGACGATGACTTGCGGAAGCGTTTCTTGATTTACGTCAATGAGAAGCCGTTTGGCGGTAATTTCATTGAGTACGTTCAGCGTGTCCGTGAAATTGACGGAGTTGGTGCAGTTCAGGTTTATCCAGTTTGGAATGGCTCAGGAACGGTTAAAGTAGTTATTTTAGACAACGACTTAAACTTGGCATCTACTGAGACAATTAAGAAGGTGCAAAATGTTCTGGATCCACTTGAATATACTGGAAAAGGAGTTGGACTTGCTCCTATCAATCACCGTGTGACGGTTACGACTGCGACACGCTTCCCGATTGATATTGAGTTTAAACTTGAGTTGATGACAGGATATCAGCTAAATCAAGTAAAAGAACTGGTAGACAAGGCTCTAGACCAGTATTTCTTAGACTTGAGAAAGAACTGGGCGCAATACTCAGATGTCAACACCTATAGCATGAAAATCTATCGCTCGCAGTTAATGGCTAAGCTACTGACTATTAACGGCATCGCAAACGTTGATAAGATGAAATTGAACAATCGTGAAGCTGATCTAGCGCTTGTTTTCACAGGGCAATTACAACAATTGCCGTATAAAGGAACAGTGAGGGTTGTTTAATGGCAAAAGAAGTAAACTTATCTGAATACGTTCCAGATTACTACGAGGGCGTCAAGGATATGAAAGAGCTGGTTAAGGTTGAAAATGCTCTATTTAAAGATGGAACTATCTCGCTAGAGCAGTTTATCAAGAATCAGTTCATTATGCTTTGTGATGTTCCTACGTTGACGAAATTTGAAGAAGTCTACGATATTGTTGCCCACCCAACCGATACGTTGGAGTGGAGGAGAGAGCGTGTTTTGTTGCGTATCAATATGAGACCACCATTTTCATGGTGGTTTTTAATTCGCAAATTGGACGACCTTTTCGGCAAAGGGAAGTACAAGGCTTCAGTAGATTTCGCTAATCAGGTCTTACTGATTGAGTCTGGTGCAGAAACGAGCGGACTTTTCAGAGAGTCTGTTGTTTTTATCAACGCAATCAAACCAGCGAACATGGTATATACGCATATTCCAACAGTAACTGAACGAGTCAAGCTGAAAGAACGGCTATTTAAGACCTCGGTAGACTTTGCTAGAGTTGGTTATGCAGTTGTAGGGGTGACAGCTCTTGAATACGAAGGAGCAGAAGAAGAGGTTATATTTAGTGATTAAAGAAACATTATTTACCTTGATTACTGATACTGTATTAGCTAAAATAAGCAAAGCTAGATTAAATAGCAATCAAGTTGTCTCAATCCAAAAAAGACGGGATAGGCAATTTGTTTTTGTAGAGTTTTTAATACCCGATTCGGTAAGAGAGGTTACGAAAGTGGAGTTGTTAGATGCGTCAGACATTGTTCTATCAGTGATAGAAGTGTACGTTCCGATTGAAACAACGACACGGTTCAAGTATAAATTGGAGGTGCTAACAGATGGTTAAAACTTGGAGATCAAGGGATATCATTGGAGCAGAGGATGCGCAGCGTTGGGAAAACAAAGCTGACGCAACCCATCGTCACAAGGTTGCAGACATTGACGGTCTTGAAGCGATTATTGGCAACCAAACAACAAATAAAGCGAATCAGGCAGACCTTGCTGCTCACACTCAAAACCAAAACAACCCACACAATGTCACTAAGCAACAAGTGGGGCTAGGGAATGTTACGAATGTTGAGCAAGCAAGTAAGTCTGATTTTCAACATCACTTAGACAATCATAATAACCCTCATGGCGTGACCAAGACTCAGGTAGGATTGGGAAACGTGATAAACGTGGAGCAGGCTAGTAAGCAGGAGTTCAACGCTCACACTACTA